GCACGCATTACCTGTCCGACATGCCGCAGCTAGGCGCTTGCCCGTCATGCTGCACGCCCGAAGCCATGCAACGGCTGGACCGGACCGTTACGGCCCTAACCGCGCCGAAACCCTTTAGCGAGCAACTAGACGAGCTTGAAGGCATGGTCTCGACGATGCGCGACACGTTTCGGGAAATGGAGCGCGAGCGGGACGAAGCACAAGAGACCGTCGCGGACGCCACGGCCGCCCTGCAGGGCTATTTGAGCGAGTCGGGCCATACGTCCGCCCCCGTCACCTTGCCGCCCGGCGCGCTCCGGGTGCTTTGCGAGACCTTGGGCCTGTTGTGATTCCGGACGGCTTCGACTGGCAAGCCCCGGACTATACGGCCGTTTTTAACGCCCGCATGAAGCGGCTCGCGTGGATTCGGGAAGACCCGGGCAAACGCTTGCCGCCGCTCAAGACGTTCTATCGGGAAAACCCGGCGCAATTCATTCAAGATTGGGGCGTGACCTTCGACCCGCGAAACGCGGACGTCGACATTCCGACGCTGGTCCCGTTCCTGCTGTTCCCAAAACAGGAAGAGTGGATCTCGTGGGTGCTCGAGAGCTGGCGGGATCGACGCGGCGGGCTCACCGAAAAGTCGCGAGATTGCGGCGTGTCGTGGCTGGCAATCGCGTTGAGCTGCAGCCTTTGCCTGTTTCGGAACGGCCTTGTAATTGGCTTTGGGTCACGCAAGGAAGAGTATGTCGACAAGATCGACGGGCCCAAAAGCCTGTTTTATAAGGCGCGGAAATTCATGGAATACTTGCCGCCCGAATTCCGGGGCGGCTTTAACCCGCGCGTACACGCGCCGCATATGCGCATGTCTTTTCCGGATACCGGCTCGCACCTAGCCGGGGAAGCGGGAATGGGCATTGGCCGGGGCGACCGGGCGACGCTCTATTTCGTCGACGAAGCGGCGCACCTAGAGCACCCGACAGAAGTCGACGCCTCTTTGTCCGCGACCACGAATTGCCGCATAGACGTTTCGTCCGTCAACGGCCCGGGCAACCCGTTTGCGGTCAAGCGTTTCTCGTGGCCTAGCAAGCAAATCTTTATTTTCGACTGGCGGGACGACCCGCGCAAATCCCAAGATTGGTACGACAAGCTTAAAGCCCCGGGGGGCCTAGACCCCGTGAGCTTGGCGCAGGAAGTCGACCGCGACTATAACGCCAGTCAACAGGGCGTGCTGATTCCGTCGGCGTGGGTGCAGTCGGCGATCGACGCCCATACCAAGCTGCAGATTGCTCCCGTCGGCGGGCGAATTGGCGGCTTCGACGTGGCGGACGAAGGTAAGGACGCCCTAGCGCTTGCGTTGCTCAACGGCTGGTTTTTGGAAGAGCTGCACGAGTGGTACGGGAAGGGCGACGATATCTTTGGGAGCGTCGAAAAAGTCTTCATGCTTTGTGACGACTTCGGCGCGCCCGGCTTCAAATATGATTCCGACGGGCTAGGCGTTGGCGTCCGGGGCGATGCGCGCATAATCAACGGGAAGCGGCTCGAGGCGGGCCGGCACATGCTGGACGTCCGGCCGTTCCGGGGATCCGCCGAAGTGTACGACCCGGAAGGCTTCGTCGATCCCCGCGAGAAGTCCAACCCGGACCGCAATCCGCTCTTGGCCCGGCGGAACAAAGATTTTTTCTTGAATTGCAAGGCGCAAGCGTGGTGGTCGCTGCGTCGACGTTTTGAAGCCACGCACCGGGCCGTCACGGAAAGCGCGCCCTATAACGCCGACGATCTCATAAGTCTGTCCGGCAAACTGCCCTTGCTCGGGAAGCTTACCGGCGAGCTCTCACAACCGACGTACGATCTGCGTAACGGCAAGATTTTCATTGAGAAGACGCCAGAGGGGACAAAGAGCCCCAACCTAGCGGACGCGGTCATGATCGCATACAGTCGCACGGGCCGCGAACCAATGCGGATTCGGTCGGGCTTGTCAGAGGCTTTCAAATGAGCGCACCGCGCCGACACATGAAGTTGCGCCACGGCGTTTCGGCGACGGTCCAGCGCCCCGGGCAAGAATACGCCCCGGCCCCCTTCGCCCCGTACGTCCCGGCCCCGGGCGTCGCCCCTGCAAGCGCGCTCGCCATGGATAGCGCCGAACAAACCGTTTATGCATGGGCGACGCAGGCTTCGATCGCGTACGGCGAAGGGCAGGCTTTCCTCGGGTATCCGTACCTAACGCAGCTCGCGCAACGGCCGGAATTCCGCCAAATCTCGAGCATTTGGGCGAAGGAAATGACTCGCCGCTGGATCAAGGTCACGTCGGCCGGCGGCGAGGCGGACGAACAAAAGATCAAGGCGATCGAAGAGGTCATGCGCAAATTGCGCGTGCGGAACGCCTTCCGTGACGCGACAATGCTGGACGGCTTTTTTGGCCGCGCCCATATTTTCATCGACCTTGGCCCGACCAAGCCCGGCGAGCTCGAGACGCCGCTTACGCTGGACCCGCGCAAGATCCGCCGTGGGTCGCTTCGGGGCTTCCGCGTCGTTGAGCCGGCGTGGGTCTATCCGAACGCGTACAACACGGCCGACCCGCTCGACGAAAACTATTACCGACCGCGTGACTGGTTCGTCATGGGCAACCGGGTCAACCGTACGCGGCTCATGACGCTTGTGTCTCAGCCCGTCCCGGACTTGCTTAAACCGTCGTACAGCTTCGGGGGCCTGTCTCGCACTCAACAGGCCATGCCCTACGTCGACAACTGGATCCGCACTCGCGAGTCCGTGAGCAATCTGCTGCACAGTTTTTCGAAGACGATCCTTAAAACCAACATGGCGGCCGTCCTGTCTGGCGGCGGCGCGGACGCCCTCATTGAGCGGGCTAAACTGTACGCGGCGACCCGGGATAACCGGGACTTGATCATGGTCGACATGACGGACGAAGACATTGTCGACGTCTCAACGCCGCTCGGGTCGCTGGACGCCCTGCAAGCACAGTCACAAGAGCAAATGGCGTCGATCGCCGGGATTCCGCTCGTGGTGCTCTTGGGCATCACGCCGTCGGGTCTCAACGCGTCCAGTGACGGCGAGATCAAGACGTTTTACGCGGCGGTCAAAGCTGCGCAGGAAGACTTGTTTACGGATCCGCTCAACGTCGTCCTGTCCGTTATCCAGCTCTCGCTTTTCGGCGCGGTGGATCCGGATATCGGTTTTGAGTATCTTCCGCTTTGGGAAGATGACGACACGGCCCGGGCCGCGATCCAGAAGACCAAGAGCGAGATTGATACGACCTATATCGACGCCGGCGTGATCTCCCCCGAAGAGGTACGCGAGCGGCTGGCAAACGACCCCGCAAGCCCCTACGCGGGGCTGGACCTAAGCGACCCGCCGCCACAACCCCCGGAGCCCGACGTACCGGACGACGCAGAAGAGGACGGGCCGCCAGCGCAAGACGCGGAATTCCGCGAGTCGGATCACCCGCGCGCCGACAACGGGCAGTTTGGCGAAGGCGCGGGGACTACAGAACAGAGCGAGCCGGAAGAGGGAAAGAGCACCGTGGCGGTCACGCTCAAGAAAAAACGGGCGAACAATTTCGAGATCGAATCGAACGGCGCGCGCGTCGGGCACGTCACCGTTAACCCGCATGGCGACGCGTTTTTCATAGACCGGATAGAGCTGGATCCGAAATTTCAGGGCCAAAGAATCGGGTCGACCACGTACAACGCCCTTGAAAAAGGGCTTGGGGCCACGCTGGTTCCTAGCCCGCTTGGGTTAAGCGATTCCGCTACGGCGCTCTGGAAAAAACGGCTTGCCAAGATGGACGCGGAAAAGGCGACGGCCCTGCTAGACCGCGCGTGGGGAATCGGCAAGGGCTACGGTCTAAAAGACGAACACTTGCAAAACCGGCTTGGGCCGCTTGTGTCTGGATACGCCGGGCCGGCCGCCCGCCAAGCGCAAGACGCGGAATGGGACGAAAGCAAACACAAGCGCGCCGACAACGGGCAGTTTGGATCCGGGGGCGGCGGCTCGAGCAAGGGCAAACCGAAGCGTGACCCTGCACCGGCCGCCAGCGAAGAGACGCCCGAAGCCACGGCCGCCCGGGAAGCCGCAGAGAAGGCCGAAAAGAAGCGCATAGAGGCGGAACGTCGCGCCAAGGTACGGGAGGCGCACGCGGGCCCGGGCTTCGACCGTACGGACGCTTATATCGACCCGGCGGACTTCAACGCGGCGGACTTCGCCCGGCTCCATGACAAATTCGACGTCACCGAAGCGGACATTATCAACGGCTTTCCGGACGACACGAGTGAGAGGATAAAAGACGTTGAGTCGCGTATCGCCGCCCGCGCGCCGACGAACCACGAGCATAAGCAAGCGGACGGGAGCTGGACGCCGGAGCGTCAGGCGTTGCACAAGTCGATCATTGACGAATTTTTCACGCGGGAAAAAGTCGACGCGGCGCGCCCGGCGGACGGTAAAGCGCCGACGTTTACCGTGCTTGGCGGCCGTGGCGGCTCCGGCAAGTCATGGTTTGAGGGTCATGTGTACGACCCGGGCCGTGCGATCGTGCTGGACCCGGACCACATCAAGGCGAAGCTTCCCGAATTCGAGGGGTGGAACGCCGCGCAAGTGCACGAAGAGTCTAGCGAGATCGCAGACGAAATAACCCGCATCGCACAAGAAAATGGGCTGAATCTCGTGCACGATGCGACGATGAAAAGCCCGGACAAGGCTAAAGCGCTCGTGCAGGGCTTCAAGGATCGCGGCTATCGGGTCGAAGCGCACTACATGCACCTTCCCCGGCAAGAGGCGGCCAAGCGCGCCGTTGGGCGTTTCCTCAACCCGGAGAGCGGGCGCTACGTCCCGCCGTCGATCGTGCTCGGGAACACCGAAAACGAAAAGTCATTTGAGGGCGTTAAGGATCTGGTCGACGCTTGGTCCTTCCGGGACAACAACGTCCCCAAAGACACGCCGCCCATTCTGATATCGGAGAGTCGCCCATGATACCGCCCCCCGCCGACGCCCCCGATCTGTACGACGAAGACGACGCCCGCCCCTTGCAAGAGCGGACGTCGATCCAGTACACGCCCCCGGCGTGGCTTAAGCGTCCGGATCCTCCGACCGCCAAGCCCGACGCTTAAGCGCCTCGCTCAACAGCTCCCGGATCTTATCGTTGCGCCCATATGTGGCGGGGCCCGGCTCTGCGTCGATCGCGGCGATCTCGCTAGGCGCGAGGGCGACCGCAATCCGCTTCAAGGGCTCGCCGTGCTTGACAGGCCGGGCCATTAGACCGGGCTCCTGTAGTGCTTCGCCAGCTCTTCCGGCGACCCGGCCCAAGCGAGGGCGGCGGCTTCCGCTTCCGCAACGCTAGGCCACGAGAGGGACTTGAATTCCCTTCCGGACTTTTTGGCTTTGGCCGCCGCAAACCCGGGCCCGCATTGGGCCGCCGTCTCTAGCAAATCCTCGTCCAGATTAGAGAAGGCGAGAGGGGCCGGGACGCTTCCGACGAATCCGAAGCTCCCGACCGGGTATTTGATAACGTACATCATTTGTCTGTCTCATGAATTATCTGTACGCTTAATCTCCGGGGACGTCAAGCGATTTGCCCAAGATCCCTGTCGCGGTGCGTGGCGCGAAGTTGCCAGCTTTTCATGCCGTTGGGCGCGCGCTTGTCGGCGAGGCGAAGGCGGGCGGCGTAGGGTACGCCTTGCGCGTCCAGCTTCTCGCATTCCGCGTCCATGATGCGCACCGCGTTGAATTCGTTTTTGACTTCGACTTCTTTTCGAAGCAACGGGGCCGACTTGAATCGGACCGCGACCAAAACGATATCCCCCGACCGCGTAAAACTGGCGGGCGTCGCGGTGAGAATAAATTTAGCCATTTGATTTGTCTCCCTGTCTGTGAGTTATTTGTACGCTTAAAGGGAGGGGGCGTCAAGCCCCCTAGTGGTACGCGGTCCAGTGGCGGGGCCGGCCGTCCCAAAGGTGAGCGCTGGCGTAGCTCTCAATGGCGATCCGGCCCCGGGCGATCCGCTTTACCATGGCGTCGCCTTTGAAGTGGTCGATCGCCGGAACGCTCTTGCCTTGGGCCCAACCTTCGTTTCCGTTGCTGGCGTCCGCGCTATGGATCTGGCGGATCACGACGGTCGACTTGCCCCGCAGCTCAACGACTTGATACCAGTCGATGTTGGTCTGTTCGTAGCCCCAAGAGCAAACGAAGATCGACCCGACTTCACACCCGTGACCCTTGGCCCGGGCGGCGGCGTCTTCGGCGGCCCGCTTCGCCTTGTACTCGAGAGCGGCCCGGCGGGATTCGAAGTGCTCCCGGACTTGTTTTTCCCGGCTCGCTTCGCTGCGGAAGTAAAAGTGATAATCGGGCCTGTTCGCTTTGCCGTGGTATCCCTTGGCGCAGGGCCGGCCGTCCTTGTTCGTCCAGACGTACGCGACGGCGTCGGACAGCTTGTCCTTGACGATCACGGCCCCGGCGGGGGCGCTGCGGACGGGGGCGAGAAGCTTGTTCATGTCGTGGTCTCCCTGTTGACTGCAATTATTTGTACCAATAACCCGGCCGGCCGTCAAGTCACATAAACAACCCGAATCGTTTTTCTGGCGAGCTCCCGGCTCACCCATTTTTCCGAGACCCGGACGCGCCGGCCCTCTGAATAGGTGTAAAAGACAAACCGGCCGCCTTCGCGGTCGCGGTAAACGACGTCAATCGGCATTGCGGTCTCCCGTGGTTACGAGCTCGAAGCGCCACGCCCCGAAGCGCACAGCCCCGGGTTCGACAAGGCGGATCAATCCGCCCGTGTAGCTTACGGAATCGACGACCGCGACGGACCCGGTTTCAAGTCCGTAGTCCGGGTCGCCGACCACGACCCGGACCCTGTCGCCGATTTTGAATCTGGCGGGGCCGCTCATGAATTGCCCCCCTTCCGAAAACACCGGGCGCAAATGCCCCAATATTGCATGTCGCCAAGCCCCTTCGGCGGCTCGCTCTCGTGGCGATCCAGTCTCACGCGCCCGCAAGCGGTCGACCCAAGCACATGAGCGTGAAACATGCCGCCCGCTCTCCGGGTTGACCGGCCCCAAGCCGTATAACCGTCGGGCAGGGCCGGGATTGAAGACGGGGTAATGTGCGAGCTCATGAGCGCACCGCCTTTGCAACGGTCTCGAGGAAGTACCGCACGAGAGGGGCGTTCACGAGCAATTCTGCGCGCATCGCGGCCTCGCTCATGTTGGCCTTGCGAGCGAAAACGGACAGGGTCACTTGACCGGGGACCGTGTCGAGAAGAGCAAGAAAGTCAGGCATCGGGGCCTCCCTAACCGGCTGAATTGCCGGTACAGTCGTTATATACAGGTTATTGGTACGAATAACAAGGGCCCAAATGAAAAAAGATAAAACCATCCCGGCCGTCCAGCCAAACGAAGGGATCCGGCTCGCCTATCAGCGCGCGCTGGATAAACAGATCGACCGCATGGCAAAGGACGTGCAGCGGGTGATCCTTCGGACATATGCCGCCAACCCGCCAGAAATGGCGCAGGACGCGTCCCCGTCGGCAGAGCTACGCGCGGCCCTCCGGAAACTTACAAGGCGCTGGCAGGCCGATTTTGACGCCCTAGCGCCGGAGCTGGCGAGATACTTCACCCTAGCCGCCACGGAACGCAGCGAGAGGGCCCTAGCCGCCATGCTGCGCAAGCGCGGGTTTACGGTCCGATTCAAGGCGTCCCGGGTGCAGAATGACGTTGTGCAGGCGGGCATTGGCGAGAATGTCGCCCTGATTCGCAGCATCCCGGCGCAATACATGACGGGCGTTGACGGCGCGGTCATGCGCAGCGTCCAGACGGGGCGTGACCTTGGCGCACTGGCAAAAGAGCTTCGCCAGCAACACGGCGTAACGACCCGGCGCGCGGCGCTTATCTCCCGGGACCAAAACAACAAAGCGACGTCGCTGATCACGCGGGTCCGACAGCAAGAGCTTGGGATAACCAAGGCGATTTGGCGGCACTCGGAGGGCGGCAAGCATCCCCGGCCGGAGCACGTCGCCTTCAACGGCAAAGAGTACGACGTCGCCAAGGGGGCGTATCTCGAGGGCAAGTGGACTTGGCCCGGATTCGAGATAAACTGTCGCTGCACGTCCCGGAGCATTATCCCCGGGTTCTAGCCCTTGCGGCCCCGGGAGCTTGCCCCTACCCTCGCCGCAAGATTCGAGGGCCCCGCCGTGCCATACGAAATGCCCGCCATTATCAACGCCGTTGGCGGGATCGACCTTCACGGCCGCGAAGGCGTGACGCTGCAATTTCGCTTCGGCACGTCCGATCTGTCCGTGCTAACGCTCTGGTTTGAGGTCGATCGGATCCTGCGAAAAGAGCTCACGGCGGGCGCGGACGCCTTCGAAAAGATCATTACGTTGACGCAAGACGACGTAACGGCGATCTGGACGGCGGGCAAGTCGGCGCGCTTTGCGGTCCGGGCGTACAATCTCACGCCCCCGCAAGTGCTTTGGGAAGGCCGCGTGACCATCCGGGCGTACAACAGGGAACCGCCGCTTTGACCGAGACCGTCATCATTTCGCCCCAAGGTTCCCCCGGCGAAGACCGGGGCGTGCTCTGGTTCAATCTGTTGGGGGGCGTCAACGACGGCGTGACCGACAACGCGGCGGCGCTTGAAGCCGCCATGGCGACGGCGGCGGCGCAACGTCGAACGCTCAACTTCATGCGCGGCCGGTATTTCGTTTCCCGGCCGCCGGGCGTGGTGGTCAACGCAGCCCTGCACGACTGCGCAGAAGTCAATTACGACTGGATCTCTTGGGCGGCGATCGGCGGCGAAGTCGTCTTCGTCTCGCCTGAAATCGTTTCGACCTTTCCGGGCGTCGTCGGGGGCGTCCCGACGACCATCACGTCCGGTCAATCCCGGGCGATCCTGAAAGCCAATTCCCTCACCGGGGGCACATTCCAGCTCACCGGGCTTTTTGCTTTCGACGGGGGCACGCCGACAACAGGCAACGCGCAGACGTGGCCGGATCCGAAATGCCAATGCCCGCTCGAGGTTCGCGGTTACGATCTGGTGCAATTCGACACGATCGCTTTCCGCAACTGTCGCAGTAATTGGGACACTCGGTCCAACCCGGGCGCTGTCTGGAATTACGGCGACGGCGCGGGCCCCGTGAGCGTCTACAATCCCGCCGTTGAGCCGACGTGCCTCAATCGCCGGAGCACGTGCCTATTTGACGACAACGGCTTCGTTTACGGCCGGCTCATTTGCGAGCAAAACGCCCGCGAAGGGCCTTTCGTCACGCAAAGCAACATCTTCCGCTACATCTTGTTCCAATATCACGGCCCGTCGGATCCGGCCGTTGCGGTGTCCAGCCCGATCAATCCTTCGGGCCGATTCTTTGGCACGGACGCCAACCGGACGGTCTACGGATGCGACAAGCGCGACAAGGCGACCGTTATTGTCGTTGAGGAAGTCACCGGCGCTTGGCGGGGATCGTTCGCTAACGTAGGCTGGTCCGGCGAATGCACTATCAATCAGCTCTGCCCGATCACCGGCGCGGTCCCTCCTACGGGCGTCGACACGACAACGACGTCGACGCTTGCGCACAGCCCCGGGTGGGACTTCGGCGCGGAAGTGAATCCGGATCCGTCCGGCCCGCTGCACCTTAATGGCGTGTGGATGGTCAACAATCACCGCTATTCGGTGTACTTGACGCGGACAGTTGGCGTTAACGAAATCGAATTGGTCGACGGGGATATCACTGTTGACGGGGGGTGGTGGGGCCCGCGTTTAATAGGCGTCAAGACCACGGCGCTAAAGATCCGCACCCGTAATATTGTGCGATACTTTACGGGCGTCCCTGCAGACCCGACCAACGTCCCGTATGGGTCCGCGTTGACGATCGAAAATTGCGGCGGCGGCTGGATTGAGATTGACGCGGAAGGCGAGCTTACCGTTCCCGGGTCGGTCGCGGATCCGACGACCCGGCGCAGCTATTACGGCGTCTTCAAGGAACGCTCCGACGGCATTCGGATCTCCGGCCGGGTCAAGGATTTTGCATTCCGCCTGTACTCTGGCGATGACGACACAGGCATCACGGACAACGAACGCGTCCATTTGTTCGGCCCTATGGAATTCGTCGCCGAAACCTACACGGTCGGGACCGACGGCCAAAAGCTGGTCAAGCTTGGCCGGAGCACTAAAGGCCGGATCAAGCGCGCAGAGCTGGCGGGCGTCCGGTACAACGGGCAATTCCTGTTCGGGCAGGGCGTCGCCGATATTTACGCATACGATCTGCCCGGCGGCTCGAGGCTTCGGCTAGGCGCAAGCACGGTCGAATTGGCAAACGACCGCTTCGGGGTTTTTGAGTTTGCAAGCGACGATCCGTCGTCGCCGGGGGCGGGCGTCAAGGCCCGGCTTTTTGCGCTGTCGGACGCCAACGGCCGCGACGGCGAGCTTTATACCGAGATCATCGACCGGGTCGCCGGCGACGTGTTTTTCGAGCGCAAACTGTACGCGCACATGGTCCGGAACGCTGGCGGGACAAGCTACTATCCCGGCAAGGGCTTTTCGATCGGGGCTTCGACGGCGGCCATGGTCGCCGACACGCTTTACCTTGTGCCTTATGACGAAGACGTGCTGTCGTCGGCTCTGGCGATCAATGTCACCGTCGGCGGCGGAAACTGTCGCCTTGGCCTGTACGGGTCGGACCGGAACGGCAAAGAGCTGTCCCTGATCGAAGACCTTGGCGGGCGCTCCGTCTCTGGCGTGGCGCTCACGGAATGGCCTTGGGCCGGGACGTATCGCCGTCTAGGCGGCCCCATGTGGCTGGCGGCGGTGTTTTCCGGAACGCCGACGATCTCGACCTTTATCGCCAATGTCGACCTTCACGTGCGCCACGGATCCAGCTCCCTAAGCTCAACGTCGGTCCGCACGCACCGCACGGCCGCGCTGACCTACGGCGCGCTCCCGACCACGCCCCCGACAATGGCTTGGGCGTCGTCGGGCTGTCCGGCCATCGGAGTCAAGGGCGGATGACTATTCGATTCGCCTTTGACCGATCGGCCCGGCGGTACGACGTCGACGGCCGGCTGCACGTCGTTGCGTCCAATATCAGCAAGGCGGCGGTCAACCCGTACCACGGCCGCGAGATTCCGAAGTGCGAAGAGCTCGGGCTTGACCCTAACAAGGTCTATTATCTGCTACGGGATCCGGAAGAGCTCGAGCGCGCCGCCGGGACGTTTAACAATTTGCCCCTGCTGTCGAAGCACGTCCCGGTCTCTGCGCTGGACGAAGAGTCTCACCAACCCGATTTTGTCGTCGGCTCGCTCGGGACGGACGCGGAATGGCGTGACCCTTACTTGCGCAATTCTCTCGTGGTTTGGGCGGCCGGGGCGATCGCGGGAATCGAAAGCCGGGATCAGCAAGAGCTGTCCGCCGCGTACCGCTACGACGCCGATATGACGCCGGGGAATTACAAAGGCTTGCATTTCGACGGCGTCATGCGAAACATACGCGGAAACCACGTGGCTTTGGTCGAATCAGGCCGGGCCGGGTCGGACGTAGTCGTTGGCGATAGCCAAATCGAAGGATTGCACATGGTCACGTCACGTACCGCGCTAATGCTCTCGGGTGCTCTGGCGGCGGCGATCATGCCCCGCCTCGCTCAAGACGCCCGCATTGACTTTGGCAAGCTGGTCAACGGCGTGACCCGCAAGAATTACGCCAAGACGACCCGCGACCTTCCGGCCCGCGTACTCCGGGCCGTGTCGCCCAAGCTTGCGCAAGACGGCTCGCTGGACGTCGACGACGTCGTCGGAATCATCGGCGCGCTCAATGGGGCCGTTCCCGCCAGCGAGCCGGACGCCATGCCCGCAATCGACGACGACGGCGGCGACATGGTCGGCAAGATTTGCGCCATGCTCGAAGGCAAGGTCGACGACGAAACCATGGCCGCCATCCGCGCCATGGGCGGCACGGCCGCCGACGGCTACGACGCCGACATGGACGACGCGGACATGGACGACGACGACGACGCCATGCCGCCCCCGAAGGACAAGCCCGCCATGGACGCCGCGATTCGCAAGGTGCGCGCCGACGCCGCCGCCGACTTCAAGGCCCTTCGCGAAGCGGAGCGCGACGTCTTCCCGTACGTCGGCGAAGTCGTCGCCATGGACAGCGCCGCCGACGTGTACGGCTTCGCCCTCGAGACCCTTAAGGTCGATCTGGCGGGCGTGCCCAAGAGCGCTTACCGCGCCGTGCTGAAAGCCCTGCCCGTCCCCGGGTCGGAGCGTCCGCGCATCGCCCAAGACGCCGCCCCGGCCGCCGACTTCGGCGCTCGCTTCCCGACCGCCGCCGCTCTCAAGCGCGCAATCTAAGGACCGGCCGACATGCCTTTCCAGACCCAAGTCAACGCCAATCCGGCCCCCGCCGTCGCTGGCGACTTTGCCAGCGGCAACCCCCGGTCCGCCGTGCTCACCCCGGACGGCCTTGGGCACGTCGCGGGCGCAAGCGGCGTGACCGTCGCCCGCTTTGCGTGGGTCTCCGGGCTTCGCCGACAGGCTTTCAGCTTCGGAACCGGGCTCCCGGCCGGCTTCATTCACCGGGAACAGCAAGCGCTGATCACCGCGTTTTTCGACGACTTTTCGTCTGTCGTTCCGGCCGGCCTCCCCGTCACGCTCATGAACGGCGGCGACTTTTGGGCCAAGAATGACGGATCCAGCGCGGCCGTCCCCGGACAGAAGGTTTTTGCCCGCTACGCAGACGGCGCGATCGTGACCGCCGCCGCCGGGGCGACCATCGCCAACGCGAGCGTTACCGCGTCGATCGCCGCTTCGACCTTCTCGGTGACTGCGTCGATCGTCGACAACGTCATGACGGTTACGGCCGTCGGATCCGGGACCGTCGTCGCCGGCGCGACCATTTCCGGGACCAATGTCGTCTCGGGGACTACCGTCGCCCGCCAGCTCTCCGGCACGACCGGGGGCATTGGCACCTATTCGGTGAGCATTGCGCAGACCGTCGCCAGCACGACCGTCTCCGGCACGTACGGCACAATGACCGTGACCGCCGTCGGATCCGGCACGCTGGCGATCGGCCAAGTGCTCGCCGGGGCCAACGTCACCGCCGCCAGCTTCATTACCGGGTACGGGACCGGGTCGGGCGGAACGGGGACTTACATCGTGAGCCCGACGCAGACCGCCGCCAGCGCCACCGTGACCGCGACCGGCGCTATTGAAACCAAGTGGTACGTCGCCAGCAATGCCCTCGCCGGCGAGCTGGTTAAGATCACCTCGACCGCCCCATAAGGACCGCTCAAATGCGCACCCGTCACGCCGACTTTGCCGCCCTCGAGCGCTCGCATGGGATCATCCTCCCCGGGGCGCACGACTATCTCAATGACTCCATCGCCATGGACGCCAGTCTCGCCATGGACGCCCTGCCTACGCTCGTCACGACGGGCAACAGCGGCATCCCGGCGTGGTTGACCAACTACGTTGACCCGCAGTTGGTCCGCGTGCTGGTCACGCCCATGAAGGGCGCGGAGATCATCGGCGAGGCGCAAAAAGGCGACTGGATCACCGACAACGCGACTTTCCAGATCCTCGAGTCGACTGGTGAGACCGCCGCCTATGGCGACTACAGCGAAAACGGCTCTTCCGGCGTCAACTTCAACTTTGAGCAACGCCAGAGCTACCATTATCAGACGATGACCCAATGGGGCGAACGCGAGCTTGAACGCGCCGGGCTTGCCCGCATCGGGTACGCCGCAGAGCTCAACGTCGCTTCCGCCCTCATCCTCAACAAATTCCAGAACCGCACATACTTCTACGGCGTCGACGGCCTGCTTTGTTACGGAATGCTCAACGACCCGTCGTTGACCGCCGCAATCCAGCCCGGCGCGAAGGCGTTCGGCAACCTGTCGTCCGGCCCGTGGATCACCAACGGCGTCGTTACCGCCACGCCCAACGAGATCGTTGCGGATATCACGAGTCTGTTTTACCGGATCGTGAACCAATCCGGCCAAAACGTCGAAATGGGCACGCCCTTCACACTGGCAATGTCCGGCCTGTCGGAAGTCGCGCTCACCGCGACCAACAGCTTCAACGTCAACGTCTCCGATATTTTGCGGAAGATTTTCCCAAATATCACGATCAAGACGGCTCCGGAATACAGCACCGCCGCCGGCGAGCTGGTTCAAATGTTCGTCAACAGCATTGACGGCCAAGATTACGGCACGTGCGCCTTTACCGAAAAAATGCGCGCCCATACCGTCGTCCCGGCCGTCTCGAGCTGGAAACAAAAGAAGAGCCAAGGCACTTGGGGGGCGATTATTAAAATGCCCCTCGCCATGGCCCAAATGATCGGGGTCTAAGCCACATGCAAACCGTCACCGTCGCCTGCAAGCTCCCGCACGGGATCATTCTTGAGACCCGCGACGCCAAGGGCGACGTTGACCAACGCGTGACCCTCAAGGGCTCGCGCCTCAAGGTCACGCCGGCCGGCCGGGAGATCACCGCCGGCCACGAGACGACCGACGACTTCGGCAAGGGCTACGGCATCACGCCGAACGTCCCGGCCGACTTTTGGGAGCGCTGGACGAAGGCCAACGCGTCGTACGCGCCGTACGCCCGGGGCTTCATCTTCGCCCAAAAGGATCTCGAAAACACGCGGGCGCAGGCGCGCGAGCTGTCGGAGCTGAAGACCAAGCTCGAGCCGCTTTCGACCGCCAAGAAAGACCTTCCCCGGGGCCTCGAGCCCTTCGATCCGAACAACTAGCCCGGCATGACCGTCGCCGTCTTTTCGTACGCGGGATGGGCGGCGCGGTATCCGGAGCTCGAGCCGACCGTTACCGAACCGCTCGCGCTCGAGCTTTTCGAAGAGGCGGGTCTGTATCTCGACAACACGGACGGGTCGATCGTCCCGGCGGACGACGTCACCTATCAGCCCCGGCTCTTGCTCTTGGGTATGCTGGTCGCGCATCTCGCCGCCTTGCGCTCCCCGGACCGGGCCGGCATGGTCGGCCGCATCGCCAGCGCCGGGCAGGGCAGCGTGAACGTATCGACCGTCATGGACGGGCAGGCCCCGGGCGGCGCGTGGTATCTGCAGACGCAATACGGCGCGAGCTATTGGGCGGCAACGGCCCGTTATCGGACCGCGCGGTTTGTCCAGCCCGCCGCCAGCGCCACCGTGCCCCCATGGCTACGTTAAGCGGCGGCGACAAGATACAGGAAGCCCTACGGGACGTGGCGAGGCGTTTCGGCGTCAAGGGGGCGCTTCGGGTCGGATTCCTTGAAGGGGCGACCTACCCGGACGGCACGAGCGTTGCAACGATCGCCGCGATTCAGAATTTCGGCGCGCCGGCTAAAGGCATTCCGCCCCGGCCATTCTTTTCCGACATGGTCGCCAGCAAGTCGCCCGGGTGGCCCGACGCGGTCGGCCGGATCCTGCAGGCCAACGGCGGCGACGGCGCGGCGGCCCTCGAGCTCATGGGCCAAGGCATCGCCGGGCAACTGCAAGACGCCATCACAGACGGCGCGTACGCCCCTAACAGCCCCGTGACGGACCTTCTCAAGTATCGCTTCCCTATGGGCGGGCAGACCTTCAAGGACGTTCTGGACGCGCGCCGCGACGTGGCAAACGGCGAGAGCGCGCCGGCCGGAAAGCCGCTTATCCATACCGGCAATCTGCAGAACAGCGTTGATTACGAGGTCGGCGAATGAACCTCAACGCCATGGCCGCCGGCCTAGCGCGGGCCGTCAACCCGCCAAGCGAGGCGATCTTGTGGGTCGGTACAGGGCTGTACAACGTGAGCCCCGACGGCGTCCGCACGCCCCGTTGGGCGGCGCAATACCCGGTCACGGTCGACGTGCAGCAATTCACGTCCAAGGATCTCCGGCAACTTGACGGGCTCAACGTCCAAGGCGTAACCAATACCGCGTATGTCAACGGCGCTCTGGACGCGGTGAGCCGCGTTCGCCGCAAGGGCGGGGACATGATCACAGTGCAGGCGACTGGCGAGAATTATCTAGTCGTAACCGTGCTTGAACAATGGGCCGGGTGGTGCAAGGTCGCGATGACCCTGCAGCTCGAGCCGCCGAACGCCCCATGAGCCCGACCGTTACCGACGTCCAGATTTTCACCGCCGTTCGCGCGCTCTTGCTTGCGATCGTCCCGGCGGGCGTCGACGTGCTCCGGGGCGAAGTCAACCGCGTTCCCGAACCGATCGGCCCTAACTTCGTCATCCTAAGCCCCCGGACCCGCGTCCGCTTGTCGACGCCCGTTGAGAGCTGGACCGGGGCGGCCCCGGCGGGAATGACGGTCGAAACATCCTTTGACGTCGCCGTGCAGCTAGACGTTCACGGCCCCTTGTCGGCGGATATCGCCAGCGTGATCGTCGGGGCCCTGCATAGCTCTTGGGCGTTCGACGCTCTGGCAGCGCAAAGCCCGGCCGTGCTCTCGCCGCTCTACTGCAGCGACCCGCAATCCATGCCCTTCGTCGGCGATACGCAGCAAACCGAATGGCGCTATGTGATCGAAGCGCATTTTGAGGCGAAGCCGGCGCTATCGACTCCACAGGACTTTGCAGATAACCTAGCCGCTCAAGTCGTCAAGGCTGATTCAGGACCGTAGCACATGCCCGCAATCCCCGCGTCCGCGATCGTCAACGTCAACCCGGGGGTCATTTCGGCCGGCGGGTCCGCGCTGGATCTCTCCGGCCTCTTGCTTACGGACAGCACGCGGCCCCCGATCGGATCCGTCCTGTCCTTTTCGTCGGCCCTCGCCGTCGCGGCATACTTCGGCGGATCCAGCGCGGAAGCGGCGCAAGCGGCGATCTATTTCAACGGCTACGACAACAGCACCGTCAAGCCGGCCGCCCTCTTGGTCGCCCAATACCCGACGAACACAAGGGGCGTCGCGCCCTACGTCCGGGGCGGCTCGCTGGCGACTTTGACCCTTGCGCAGCTCAACGCGCTTCCGACCGGGACGATCACGCTTACGATCAACGGCGTTGCCAAGACGTCCGGCACGATCGACCTAACCGCCGTCGCGTCCTTCTCTGCAGCGGCGACCGCTATCCAGACGGCCCTTGCGGCTTTCGACGCCGTCACCACGGCCGCTATTGCCACGACCACGACCCTTTCGGTCACCGGGTCGATCTCCGGACAGATTCTCACCGTTACCGCCGTCGGCGGCGGGAGCGTCCAGAACGGCGCAATCCTCGCCGGAACCGGCGTGACCACGAGGACTCAAGTCCAGAAGCAACTTTCCGGCACGGCGAACGGCGTCGGAACCTATCAGGTCTCCCTGTCGCAGTCCGTCGCGTCGACCACGATTACCGGCTCTTACGGAACCATGACCGTTTCGGCCGTGGCGTCCGGCGCGCTTGCCGTTGGTCAAGTCCTTTCCGGGACGGGCGTTACCGCCGGAACCGTCATCACGGCTCGGCTTACCGGCACGGGAGGGACCGGCACGTATGTTGTAAGTCCCTCGCAAACTGCGTCGTCAACGACTATCAGCGCCGGGCCGGCGACCGTGGCATTCGACAGCGTTTCGAGCGCCTTCGTGATCACCGGGGGCACGCCGGGGACCGTCGGCACGATCACGCAGGCTTCGGGCGCTCTGGCGACGTCCCTGAAGCTTACGACGGCGACCGGGGCGGATCTGTCGCAAGGCGCGCCCGAAGGCGTTCCGTCGACCAATATGGACGCGCTTATCGCCACGACTCAAAACTTCGCCAGCTTCACGACGACTTTCGCGCCGTCGCTTGCGGACGAATTGGCCTTCGCGGCGTGGGTCAACGCGCAAGACGATCGCTACGTATATGTCCTTTGGGATACCGACCCGCTCGCGATCACCGACAGCGCGCTTTGCGCCGGCCGCCAGATTGCCGCCGCCGGGTACAGCGGAACCATGGCGATTTACAGCCCGACCGACCAATATCTTGGCGCAATGGTCATGGGCTTTATCGCCTCGCTGGACTTCAGCCGGGCCAACGCTCGCGCGACCCTCGCTTTCCGTTCGCAGGCCGGCATGTCCGCCAGCGTCACAAGCTCGACCGTCGCGGACCAACTTATCGCCAACGGCTATAACTTCTATGGGGCTTACGCGACCGCCAACGATCAATTCGTGTTCGTCTATCCCGGGTCGATCTCCGGGAGCTTCGCGTGGCTCGACAGCTATGTGAACCAAATTTGGCTCAACAACAGCTTGCAGCTTGCGCTTATGACGCTGCTTACCGGGACGCCGTCGATTCCGTACAACGCGGAAGGCTACGCCCTGATAGAAGCCGCCGCGCTGGATCCGATCAACGCGGCTCTTCTGTACGGCGCAATTCGCCCCGGCGTGACCCTGTCGGCTCAACAGGCCGCAACGATCAACAACGTCGCCGGCTTTGACGCGGCCGACGTCGTACAGTCCCGGGGCTGGTATTTCCTTGTTCAAGACGCCAGCCCGTCGGTCCGCGCCGCTCGCGGCTCGCCGCCCTGTACCCTTTGGTACGCGGACGGGCAGAGCGTCCAACAAATCACTCTCGCAAGCCTGCAGGTGCAATAATGGCGCGTACACTCACGGCGGCAAACGCCATCCTGTTGCTGTCCGTGACGGGGCTTTACGTCACGCCGCAGCGGATTCAAGGATTTGCGACCGACGACGCATTCGACGTCGATACGGTCGAAGCGGCCGAAACCATGATGGGCGTCGACGGTCGCCTGTCCGGGGGCTTCATGCCCAAAGAGCGAAAGATGACGGTCACGCTGCAGGCGGACAGTCTCAGCAACGACTTTTTCGACAACTGGACAAGCGCGCAAGACGTCGTTCGGGAGCTCTATATCGCCAACGGGTCGATTGCGATTCCGTCGATCTCCAAAAAGTACACGCTCACGAGGGGCATCCTGTCGGGCTATAAGCCGCTCGCAGGCGTCAAGAAAACCCTGCAGGCCCGGGCCTATGTCATCACATGGCAGGCCGTCCAGCCGGCTCCGTTCTAATGGCCCGGCGCACCGCAACCGTCACCGTCACCGCCCCCGGGCGCGACCAAGGCAAGGTTTTCGAGCTCACCGAAATGAGCGCGGCGCAGGCCGAAGATTGGGCGCTTCGGGCATTCCTTGCGCTGGCGAGATCCGGCGTTGAGATTCCGGAAGACGTCGAAGCGTCCGGCTTCGCGGGCATCGCATCGCTAGGGCTTCGGGCGTTCGGCGGCATGACCCACGCCGACGCCAAGCCGCTCATGGACGAAATGTTTTCGAGCTGCGTCCAGCACGTCCCCAACCCGCAACAACCGCTTGTGAAGCGCGGGCTTGTCGACGATGACACCGAAGAGGTTGGGACGCGGCTTTGGCTTCGCGGCGAGGTTCTAAAGATCCATGTGGATTTTTCCGTGGTCGCAGCCCTCTTGAGCTCGAAGACGGCGGCGACCAAGGCCGGCGATACGCCCGTTACGTAAACGTCCCGGGGCTCATCGCCGTTGTAGTTTCGAGCAAGCTTGCGACCCTGTACGAGCTGCAAACGATTTACGGGCTTCAAGACGCTTACGATCTGCTAGAGATTATACGCGTCGACGGTCACAACGCGCGGGTCTCAAATGCCGACGATAATTGATTCCCTGATCGTCACGCTTCGGCTGGATCCGGGCAACTTTGAGAGGGAAGCCAACCGGCTTGATTCGACGGACCGCAGAGTCCGGGACGCGGCGCAAAGGCGCGGGCGTGACCTTGAAGACAGCCAAAAACGCCAGCGCGAGGGCTTCTCGCAACTGACAAAGGCGACGCTCGCTTATGGGGCCGCTTTCCTTGGCCTTGGGTCCGTTACCGGCTTCGTCAAGAATATCCTAAGCGGCGATGCGTCGATCGGCCGGCTCTCGCGGATCATCGGCGAGTCGACCGAAGAAATAAGCGCATGGGGCGGCGTGCTACGGGGGGCCGGCGGGACGGCCGAACAAGCCGCCTCCGATCTGTCCCTGCTGCGCAATGCCTTTGAGGATATCAAGCTCACCGGGCAGTCGTCGCTGATTCCGTTTTTCCAGCGGCTCGGGATCACGCTAAAGGATCTGGACGACCCGGGCGAAGCGCTCCTGCAAGTCGCCGACAAATTCGCTGGTATGGATCCGACGCAGGCCGCCGCCATCGGCCGAATGATGGGCTTTAGTCCGGCCATGATCTCGACCCTTATGCGGGGCCGGGCCGCGACCGAAGAGCTTTTGAACGCACAATACCGGCTAGGCGTCACGTCCAAGCAAGCGGCGGCCGACGCCGAAGAGCTGCAGCGCGCCCAAGCCGATCTGATCACCATGGCGGCCGGCTTCGCCCGCGTGATCATGAAAGACGTCGTTCCGGCCGCGACGGCGGTCGGCAAGGTGCTGCAGAATATCGCGCAAGATCAATCCTTCCGCGCCTTCATGTCCGCCGCCAAGGACGCCACGCTTGCGCTCTTCGACGTGGCGAAGCCTGTCTTTACCGTCCTGTTTGGGTCGATTCAGGCGATCGCCCGGCTTCTCTCCGGAGACTTTAGCGGCGCGTGGAAGTCGGCCAAGAATACCGTCGTCGATACGGTTAAGTCGCTTGAGTCGGCATGGGCGAACGGCACGCGGGCGGCGGTCAAATTCTGGCGGGCCGTGCGCGGCATGGATCCGGAGTCGACGGCCGGCACACCGCAAGCCCCCGGCCCGGCCGGCGCGAGCCCGACGGGGCGCGGCGGGGCGGAACGCTTCGGCCATATCGTCAAGTTTTTCACCGATCGCGGCTACGGGCAGGACGTGGCCCGGGGCATCGCGGCGGGCATCTATGCGGAATCGAACGGCGGGGATCCAAAGGCCGTCAACCCGAAGAGCGGCGCGTATGGTATCGGCCAATGGCTAGGGTCACGCCAGCGCGAGCTTTTCAAGCGATACGGGCCCGACCCGACGCTTATGCAGCAACTTGAGTTTATGAATTGGGAGCTCAAGGGGGGCGACCAAGGCGGCGCGGCGGTCCGGAGCGCTCGAGGCGAGCAAGCCGTTCTAGACGCATATATTCGCAAATTCATGCGCCCCGCCGCCGGGCCGGAAACGACAGGCGACATAGAGCGGGGACAGCGCGCCTTGAGGCAATACCGGCCCATAAGCAACGTCGGCGGCGCAAGCGTGACCATCGGGGCCCTGCACGTCCACACGGCCGCCACGGACGCCCGGGGCATCGCTACGGGCATTTCGCGCGAGCTGGCGGTAATCGTGCCCCAATCAAACTTGGGGCTGGTCTAATGCCGCAACCCATTGTCACGGTGTCGCCGTTCCCGAACGTCCCCAACGTCCCCGGCGTGCCCCCTCTGCTGCGATCGGCGGCGGGGGCGGCCAACGTACTCACCGGCACGCTGCAGGGCGTCCGGGACGCCGCCAGCGGACAGTTTACCGGGGCCCTACAGGGCGTGCTCCTGCTATCCAACGGGCAGGCGGGCCCCGTGCTCGGGACGCTTCGGGGCATTCTCGACGGCTCCGGCAACTTGACGGCTCTTCTGTCCGGAGGCATCGCCGGGCAGGCGATCGGGACGTTCGCGGGGATCATCGGCGCGGCCGGCGAGCTCTCCGGAACCATCAACACGATTCTAGGCCAAATCAGCGGAACGCTAGGCGCGCCGGACAGCGCGACCGTGGCAGCGCAAGCGGAACCGTTTGTATGGGGGATTTTCAAGGCGGCTTTGAATGCGCCCGTCGTGGTCGCGGACAGCGTCGAAGCTTTCGAAGAGCAAAAGGAATTCCGCGTCGTCGACTATCCGCTCGAGGATGGGGCTTTTGAATCGTACAACAAGGTTGAAGTCCCTCAAGAGATCCGCTTCACATTCAAAAAGTCTGGTACACTCGCGGAACGGACGGCGTTTCTTGTCACCGTCGACAACGCGCTAAAGTCTCTGGACCTTTACGACGCGGTAACGCCCGAAGCGACTTACTTTGACATTAGCTTGGTCCGCCGCGAATTGAGGCGCACCGCCGAAAAGGGCGCGCAAATGCTCACAGTCGACGTTGTGGCCCGTCAAGTGCGAAACACGGCCCAAACCACGTTCACGAGCTCAAAGGCCCCTAGCGCCGCCGCTACGACCAATAGCGGCCCGGTCCAGCCCGGCCCGGCCCCCGCCAGCGCGCCGGATCCGGCCGCCTTCGTCCCGGTCTCGAGGGCCGCCTAATGCTTACCGTACCCCTGCAGGCCGTCCCTTCGCAAACGCTGGCGATCTCGCTTGACGGACAGCCTTGCAAGATCGACGTCGTAACCCGGGGCGACGGGCTCTTCGTAAATCTGTACGTCAACGATGCGCTGATCATCGCCGGAGTCGCGGCCCGTAACCGCGTCCGCGTCGTCATAGACGCATATCTAGGCTTTATCGGCGACCTGTCTTGGCTGGACACGGAAGGCGACGAAGATCCGACCTACGACGGGCTCGGGTCGCGTTGGCAGTTGGTCTACATATGACCTACCTTCGCCGCGAGATTGACCTAAAATTTCAGCTTGGCGAAGGCGACTTCGGGGCGGCCGGCGTCGACACGGTCGAAGTGACCGGGCTTCGCGTCGCCTGCAATATCCAGAAAAACGGCGACGCGTCCTATTCCCGGGCGTCGCTCAAGGTCTACGGCTTGACCCTGTCGACCATGAACAAGCTTTCAACGCTCGGGAAGCCCCTCGTCGACGGCCGTAACAATACGGTCACGGTCACGGCTGGCGACGCCAACGGGAAGGCTGTCGTCTTCTCCGGGACGATCACCGAAGCATGGGTCGACGGCGCGAACGCTCCCGAAGTCTCCCTGTCCGTGGAGGCGTATGTCGGGCTCATTGACGCGCTTAAGCCCCTGCCCGCCTCGAGCTTCAAGGGCAGCGTCGACGCCGCGACGATCGTCGCCAGCATCGCGCAACAGACGGGGCGCAATTTTGAAAACGGCGGCGTCGAAGGCGTGACCCTGACAAACCCAAATTACCCGGGGACCGGCCGGCAACAGCTCGAGAGCGTGGCGCGAGACGGCGGCTTCAATCTCTTCATTGACGACGTAACCAACGCCGTCGCGATATGGCCCCGGGACGGCGTACGCGGCGGGCAAATCCCGCTTATCAATGCGCAGACCGGGCTAGTCGGATTCCCGACGCACACCGAAAACGGAATCCTGATAACGTCCCTTTTCAATCCGGCCATTGTCTTCGGCCGCGCGGTCCGGGTCGAAAGCATTCTTACGCCGGCCGCCGGGACATGGAGCGTCTTTGCGGTCTCGCACGATCTGGAAAGCCTCGCGCCGGGCGGCGCATGGTTTACCCGGGCGCAATGCAACGTGTTTGGGATGGTAGCCATTGCCCGCCAGTGAAAATTACAAGGGCTCTCAACAGCTCACGAGCGCGACCGATACGACCAACGCGCTCAACTTCATGATCCGGATGATCATGGGGCAAATGGCGACGGCGACCGTCGTCAAGGTGCTTGCGGTAAGCAACGCGGGCGGCGTGTCGGCGGTCGGCACGGTCGACGTGCTCCCGCTCGTGGCGCAGATCGACGGGGCGGGCAAAGCCACGCCGCACGCGCCTATTTACGGCCTGCCCTACATGCGCCTGCAGGGCGGCGCGGACGCGGTTATTCTGGACCCCAAGGTTGACGACATAGGGCTAGCGGTGTTTGCCTCCCGCGACATAAGCGCGGTCAAGGCGACCAAGGCAGCGGCCAACCCGGGCAGCTTCCGGCAATTCAGCCTGTCCGACGGACTCTATATCGGCGGCTTCCTCAATGGCGTTCCGACGCAATACGTGCGATTTTCCACAACCGGCGTTGAGATCGTCACGCCGGGCGTCGTCAACGTACAGGCAGGCGGAACCGTGACCATAACAAGCCCCAACATGCGGCTAGTCGGCCCGGTCCATGTCACAGGCGCGTTGACGGGGGACAGCACGGCCGCCTTTACCGGCGCGGTCTCTGGCGACGGGCGCAGCCTCACCACGCACAAACACACCGGCGTTACCGTCGGCGGCGGCAATACCGGGGGAAGCATCCCGTGAGAACGCTTCTCCTAGATCAGACGACTTGGGATCTATGCCTAGACGCGGCGGGCGATATCGCCATTGCGGCGGATCCGTACGCCATGGCGCAGGACGTCGCGTCCGCCATCCGCCTGTTTATCGGCGAAGCATGGTACGACACAGCCCTTGGCGTCCCGTATTTTGAACAGATTCTAGGGCGCGCGCCGCCGGTCTCGCTGATCAAGGAACAGTTGACCCGGGCGGCCCTCACAGTCCCGGGCGTGGTCGCCGCGACTTGCACGCTCGCGTCAATCGTCAACCGCCAACTTACCGGCCAAGTCCGGGTTACGGACCGGGCCGGGGCCGTGCTAACTGTCGCCTTCGCGGGCGGCTCAACGTCCATAGGGGGCTAAGAATGACCACGTCCGTTCCGTCCCCGACCTTTGGCCCCCGGGGCTTCGTCGCGCCTAGCGAGCCGGATATTCTGGCGGGCGTGCAGGCGGACCTAAACGCGGCCTTTGGGGGCAATCTCAACCCGGGCCTGTCGACGCCTCAAGGGCAGCTTGCAACGGGCTTCACGACGGCCATAGGCGAGAAAAACGCCCTGTTGCTGCAAGTGCTCAACGGCGTGGATCCGGCGTTAGCCACGGGCCGCCTGCAGGACGCGATCGGCCGAATCTATTTCCTCGAGCGCATCCCGGCTGTCGCGACGTCCGTCATTGCCACGTGCTCGGGAAGCCAAGGGACGATAATTCCTGTCGGGTCGCTGGCGATCTCAACAGCCGGCGATCTGTACGCCAGCACCGCACGGGCCAAGATAGGCGCGGGGGGCACTGTAAGCGTCGTTTTTCAATGCCAGACGACGGGCCCCGTGGCTTGTCCGGCCGGGACGTTGACAAGCATCTATCGCGCCGTTCCGGGATGGGACAGCGTGACCAATCCGTCCGACGGGACACTTGGCCGGGACGTTGAGACCGCAACCGAATTCGAGGCGCGGCGGCGGGCGTCCGTGGCGCTTAACGCCGTTGGGTCGCTCCCGTCCATACGGGCCGCCGTCCTGTCCGTCCCGGGCGTGCTTGACGCCTATGTCACCGACAACAGCACGGCGAGCCCCGTAACGACCGGCGGCGTGACCATTCCCGCGTATGCCCTGTATGTCGCGGCGGCGGGCGGATCCGGGCAGGCGATCGCCGAAGCGGTATGGCGCAAGAAATGGCCCGGGCAGCCAATGCAAGTGACCGGCGCAACGGCGTACACGGTCGAAGACCAAGACCCGGCGTACGCGCCGCCCTATCCGTCCTACACGGTCCGGATCGTCACGCCGTCGAATCTCCCGATTTTTATTGCCGTCTCGATAACGGACTCGCCGGCCGTGCCATCCGACGCCCAAGCGCAAGTGCGGGCGGCGATCGCCAACGCCTTTGCGGGCGGCGACGGCGGGTCGCGGGCCGGTATCGGGCGGACCCTGTACGCGTCGCGATTCCTCGCGTCCGTCGTGGCGCTCGGGGCTTGGGCGTCCAACGTCATTTCCATCAGCATCGGCACGAGCGCGAGCCCGACCGGGGACACTGTCGCGGTCAATATCAATGCGCTCCCGACCCTTAGCACCGCAAACGTGACGTTGACGCTGGTCTAATGCCGTACGCCCCGCTCAACCCTCTTGTCAGCCAATACGCCGCCAGCCCGACGATCACGCGGCTGCTAGAGGACTTTTCGACGTGGATCGTCCCGGACGCGGACATTGACGCTTGGTACGATCTCGTTTGGAATGTCGAGACGGCCCAAGGCTATGGGCTGGACGTTTGGGGCCGGATCGTTGACGTCGGCCGCGTCGTCGTCGTGGCGAGCGGCGAGATAACGCTAGGCTTCGTCGAAGCCAACCCCTCGAGCTCCGTTCCCTTTGGATCCGGCGTCTTCTACAATGGCGGATCGACGACGTCTAACTATGCGTTGCCCGACGCCGACTACCGGACGCTAATTTACGCCAAGGCGTTGAGCAATATTTGCGACGGGTCGATTCCGGCCGCTAACCGGATCCTGCGCCTGTTGTTCCCGGACCGGGGCGACTGCTACGTGACCGACGGTCTCAACATGACCATGACCTACACTTTCGAATTCCCGCTTAGTCAAGTCGAGCTCGCTATTCTCGGGCAATCCAACGTGCTCGCCACGCCTTCCGGCGTCGTCGCAACAATCAACGTGATCTAGGGGCCCCCATGGACGCCGCCGACATTCCGACCAAGTTTCCAATCGCCTTTGCCTCGAGCGCTGGCGGCGGCTTCATCCGGGCTATTCCCGAAGCGCCCGGGGCTTCGGGCGTCGCCAACCTTATTGAAGGCTTTCCGCCGGAATGCTTCACGCCCCTGTCGGGCGGCGGCGTGCCCCCGGCCGGGCAGGACTTCAACGGGATTCTAAACCAAGTCACGGCTTGGAATCGCTGGCAGGCAGCGGGCGGAACGTCCCTGTACGACGGCACATTCTCGACCGCGATCGGCGGCTATCCCGCCGGCTGCATCCTGCGCAGCACCACGGCCGGGCTCTATTGGGTAAATCTGGTCGACGACAACACGACCAACCCGGACAGCGGCGGGACCAACTGGCAAGCGCTGGTCGCCCCCAATAGCGTCGCAAATACGCAGCTCGCGCAAATGGCGTCCCTCACGGTCAAGGCCAATATCGGGACGGCGGCCGTGGTCACGGGTTCGATTGCGTCGACCACGCTTACGGTTACGGCCGTCGCGTCCGGCCGCCTGTCGGTCGGGCAGACTATCAGCGGAACCGGCGTGACCCTCGGGACGCGCATAACGGCTTTCCTTACCGGATCCGGCGGGACCGGGACGTATAGCGTAAGCGTATCGCAGACGGCCGCCAGCGCGACGATTAACGCCACGGGGACCGCCAACGCGTCCGACGTGCCCCTTGCGGACCTACTGGCGGCGGCGGGCGTCGTCGCGCCCTTTGCGTCGTGCATGGTCGCCGGGTCGGGCGTCAACGGGGCCTGCACGATCTATGGCGCGAGCAACATCGCATCCGTGACCCGGACGGCGAGCGGGACCTATTACGTCGCTTTCACGTCCGCCCCGGCCAACGCCAACTACGCGCCGCAAATCACCGTTCGCGGGCAAAACGTCGTCGGCACATGGGACAACCCGACGACGGCCGGCTTCGACGTGAACCAACAGAACGGCAACGCCAACATTGGCAGCGCGCCACAGAACAACAATTTCAGCGTCCTAGTCTTCCGCTAGGGGGCCGCCAGCGCCCGCAAGATAGTTAGGCGTACGAATTACCATTGACGACCTCCGGCCCCTGACGTACTGTACGTCATCGGCCGAAGGGAGGGCCGTTTTCCATGACCAAGCGTATAGCAATCGACCAACTGCTAGCCGGGTCCGGCGTGCTCCGGACGGAAAAAGCATACACGACGGACGCGGCAAGCCGCTTCGCAGTCGTCCAGCCCCTCAACGCCCCCGGCGTCTGGATTTTGGTTCACCGTCGATCGGGTATCCGGATTCAAAGCCTGTTGCCTTCGGCCAAGCTAAGTCTCGCCGCCGCGCTTCGATACATCGCGGCTCTGGACGCTCTTGAGATCGACTGGACGCCGTTCGATACGATCGACGAAGTCCGATGGAGCGGCGCGCCGCCGAAGGGCTTCAAAACCAACCCGTCGCAAGAAACCGTCGACGCGATGCGGGCCGCCATCCGGGGCGCTCAATGATCGCCCGCGTATGCCCCGAATGCGGGGCGTCCTTCGCCCCGACCAACGGCCGCCAAGTCTTCTGCACGGTCGCCCATAAGCAAGCATTCTGGCGGCTCATGGCGGCCCGGGGACAGCTCATGTTGCCCCTGTCGCTGTCATGGCAGGCAGGGAACCGGAAGGGCGAAAGTCACGCCGCTTGGGCCCGCTCGCAACAGGACGGGCTTTTGAGGCGATGGGTCCGGGAAGACCGGGAAGCCGGCCGGGATCCGTCCCTCGTGAGCCGGGCAAAAGAATCTTTGCGCTGGTCTCACGTGGACGCTTGACGGGGCCCCGGGTTATCGGTACAAATAATTGTCAGCAAGGGAGACAGCGACATGAACATTCAAGCGATCTTTTCGAACGGCCAAGTCGACGTTTACAAGGGCAAGCGCCCCGTCCGGGCCGCGTGGCAAGTGGTTTGCCCCGACGGTCAAATTGTTTCCGGGCACTCGCTGGACCGGGGGGCGCGGGTCTGGACCGCGTACCCGGCCGACGCCAAGGGGAACCAAGTCGGGGATTGCAGGCACGAGCACCGCAAGGAATGGCTGTCCGTCAATCTGGCGGACTATCCGGTTTGGGACATTTGACCATGCAAGCCGTCGAAAGCATCAACGCAGAGCTGGCGAAGCTAAACGGCTCGCAACGGGCCGCCCTTCGCAAGTCTTGGGCCGGCGTTATCGGGGATCTCAAGATCCGCACGTTCGATAACGGCGCGGCCGTTCAAGTCGGCTTTCGCCCGGTAAACGGCCGCCGGCTTTGGGCGTACGCATGGGTCGGCCCTCGCGGGAGACTCCTAGACGTCCAATCGCATGTGACAGGGGAAGACGGCCGGTCGACGCTGTTCGACTAGCCCTTCCGATATCGCCGGCCCCGCCAGCCGCCGGCCGCTACGATGGGCCAATCGTGCGCCCATGGCGGCCGGCGCATCATGAGCGCTTCAAACTCTTGCAGCGAGCCGGTCCCTTGCGGGATCTCGCAAACGATCTCGTCATAGACGTGCAGGATCGTCGGATAGCCGGCGGCGCGTAGCTGCAGGACGGCGTAGCGCATTATGTCGTGCGCCACGGCCTGCACGATATTTTCGGTAAGCCGCCCCCCAAACGTCGCCATGGGCCCCCATCCGGGCGGGCCGTACTTGGGATTGGAATTCCAAGTCCAATAGACGATTGAAAGCTGCGCAGGGTCGCGGTCCGACGGCGTCAAGGTCGCGTTGTGATATGTCAGCTCGCGCCCGGACAGGAGGCGAATTATCAGGGCGTCGGCCCGCGTATAGAAGCCAATGCCCCGATACGTGAAGAGTGTTCCCGGGTTCTGCAGGGCCATAATGGCGTGACCTTCAACCCCGTACAGCTCCGGCCGGCGGTCCCTGTCCCATGGGCGACCCCTATGCTGTCCGCCCCAAAATTCGACGATCGCGGGCGAAGCGTCACGCCATGCGATAATGTGGCCTTTGATCTCGCTTTCGGTGAACGTCCCGGAATCGTCGAACGCCAGCCAAGCGTTAATCCATCCCCCAAAGCCTAGTCCTAGCTCCGCGACCTTGCCGATTTTTTGGCGGTCCGGGTGGTGATCGCCGTTAACGGCCGCATACTCGAGATATTCCGCAAGCGTCTTGCCCGTTATCTTGGCGGCGGACAGGAGATAGATCGGGTCGCCCTTGTGGAAGGCGTCAATGCGCCATTGCTCGCCGGCAAGCATGGCGATCACGACGGCTTCGATCGCGCTATAATCCGACGCGATCAAATCGTGACCCGGCGCGGCGACGAATAGCCCCCGGATACTGCCCGAAATGCAAAGCGCCGCGTCGCCGAAATACCATTCGACGAGATCCAGCGCGCCCGTCGCCATGACGTCTAGGACTTGGTCGACCATCTCGACCCGCCATCCCGGCTTGCCCGGCTTGCGCTCCCGGGCGGCGCACCACGGGCAGGCGTCGAAGCTCGGCCGATAAGCACGGTCGCACGCCGCGCAAACCGCCAGCTTAGGGCCGGCCTTGGGCAGATTGAGAGGTTGGGGCCCTTCCCCCGTCGGCCGCCCTGTACGGGCCCCATGGTGCGCGAGAAGGTTCCTAAGCCGATCGTCGCGACTAAGCTGGTTCGCCATGGCGTACGTCTTTTTGACGCTGGCGGATCCGGTAAGCTGGCGGATCTCGAGCGCGCGCCGGGGCGGCCATAGCCGGCCGGGCGGATGGGGCGGCAAACGCCTAAGGGCGTCGGTCACGGCCTCTTCGTCCATGGAGTCCATGAAGATTCCGTGAGCCGCCAGCCAACCCTTCGACGCCTCGAGCTGCGTCGGATTGAGCCCCCCGGTAATGCCACGATATTCGTCGCCATAGCGCGCTAGAAGCTGGTCAAGGATTCCAAGGCAGGCCATGAGCCCGGCCCGATCGACGCCCATTCCCCGCCAGTTTATCTCCTGATCAATCCACCAGAAATTTAGCTCTTCCGGCGTCATGGGCAGCATATGCGAGACCGCCTCGCCTTCGGCGTCTAGGTCGGTATCGCAATAGCGGCAAAGCGCTTCGAAGTCCGCCGCGTCGGCCGGGTCCGCGCCGGGCATCCAAGCGGGCAGGATCCGGCGGCGGGGATCCTTTTTGGTCGGATTGCGGGGCACGCTGAATTTGTCCAGCAAGCGCTTGCCCTCTTTGTCCTTGGGCGTCTTGAGCTGCAGGACGTCGGACAGGGCGGCGAGGGCGGCCGGCCATTGATTGACCCGGGCCGTCGCCATGCTGCAGCGCTGCAGATACGGATTAAGGGGCGGCCAACCGTACCGCCCTTGCAGGACGTGCAGCCATATCAGCCGCTCAAACATCGCGTTATGCGACTCGATGGGGCCGCCCGCGTCCAGATAGGCGAATAGATCGTGCGGCATGGGAAGCCCGGGCCACCAACGCCGCTTGCCTTGCCCGGGCAGCTCATAGGACAGAGTCAAAAGATCCGTCGACGGGTGCTCTGCGTATGCCGCCGCGCCGACCACGGGCAGGCCCTTTTTGGTCCCGGAGCCGGGAACCTTGTCCCATTTCTGCGTCTCGTCATTCCAGACTAGACCCGCCTCGCTATAGGTCTCAACGTCCAGCTTGGCGGCGGTCATTGCGCCGGCGTGACCTTTGCTGCGCCGTCCGCCTCGAGAAGCTGGATAGCTGCATCTAGATAGGTCCGAAATTCTTCGGCCTGCTTCCGGATCTTACAGCCCGGCGCGCCTATCCGCGTCGCCGTGAAATGCTCTTGGGCGCGGATAGCTCGCAGCCCGTTGACAATGTGTCTTCGTTCCATGGTCACGCTTCCTAGAAGGGGATCTCGTCAAAGCAAGCCGCACATTGCCAAGTCCCCCGGCGCGCGTTGAGAGGATACGCGCCGGGGGCCCCGCAAAAGACGCAAGTGCGGCTTAGGCCGGGGGGCTCATCATGCCGTTTGCAATCAAGAGCGCGTCGGTCCAGCCGGCCCCGATCATGGCTTCATACGTCGCCCCTTGAGCCGCCGGGAGCATGACGCGGACGGGGGCCGTTGGCGGGGGCGCTGGCGGGGCCGGAGCGGGCCCGGCACGGTATCCGTCATATGCCGGCGCGGCGGGCGCTGGCGGGGGCGCAGGCGCGGCCATGGGCGGCATTGGGGCCGCCATATGCGCCGGAGGGGCCGGCGCTGCAGCCGGGGGCGGATCCATCATGCCCGCCGCGATCAATGCCGCGTCGGTCCAGCCGGCCGCGATCATAGCCGCGTACGGTACGCCATTGGCGGCCGGGAGCATGACCGGACCAATGCCCGGCATGGGGCCGGAGGCAACCGGCGTATGCGACGCGCCCGGGGGCAACGCCACGGGGCCGCCAGCCGTCCCGAAGGCGTCTTCGGCCGACGGGCCGACGATGATCTCCGGGCCGATACCGTCGATCGCGAATTGACTCCAATTCATGTGCAGCCCGGGCTTTTGCGCATTGTCGTTGCTCTTGATCGTCCCGGCGACCCGGCCGTAATAGCCGCGCTTCATCTCTTCGGGCCGCGCTTCCCGCCACACGCCGCCTTCACTCTTGACGACCTTGGGCTGGAATCCGTTCGTGAACCGGACAACCCAATGACCGGCGAAGCCGTCCAGTCGATTGAACGGCCGGCCGCGATCGTCGAAGCCGTCGCCGTCGACGACCTTGTCGGAGAACGTCGGGAGCACGCACGGACCGCCGGGCGTTGGGAACAGGTGCGGCCACGACAGCCGCGCTTCGGCGTCGATCAACGCCTTGAAAGCGGGCCAATTCGGATCCGTCTTGGCGAAGGCGAGAGCGACAAACCATTCGGTCCGCGCCTGTCCGGCGTTGGGGCCCGTCTTGATCGTCAAGGGCTGGCCTTGCATGTCCGTCGTATTGGGCTTGAATGCGTCGCCTTGCACGAGGCGACCGACGGGGGAAGTAAAGTTGGTCGGCATAGGTTAGTCTCCTGTTTACCCGAAGGCTTTGGCTGCAGATTCTTGGCCCATGGGGACAAGCTTTTGCTCTCCCGGGGGCTTTTCCGCGAATGCGGCGATGACGTTAGCCGGGACGCCAGCGGCCCGGGCTTGGTTCGGCGTGAGCGTGGCGGGCTTGGCAAGGTTCACGCCGAAGCCTTGCCCGATAGATACGACCGCGTCCGGGGGAACCGTCCAGCGCTCCCGGCCCGTCCCTTGCTTGAAGCCCCATCCCGGGACGGCCCGGCCGGCGCGAAGCTCGCTCTTGGCGATCTCTTCTAGTGCGCCCTGCTGCGCCTCGAGCCGGTCCATGGCGCGCCGGATTAGCGCGAGCTGCAGACCGATTGCGGCCGGCGGGATCTCGAGGGGCACGGACTGCCCGGCTAGGTCCATGGCGACGTAACCGGCGGACCGTAGCGCCGGGCAGGCGTGGCGCGCGCTGCAGTCCTCGCAATGGTCATTCGGCACGCAAAGGGCGTTGTCGACCTTGGCGTGACGGGCGGCCGTATAAAGCCCGTCGACCACGGCGCGGACTTTCCAACCCAACGTGTCCCAAGTCCTTATGGGCCCGTCCGGGTGATAGTTGCGGGGCTGGACGATCGTAAGCCGGACTTGCCAACCCTTGACCATGTCCCATGTGAGACCTTCCCGCTCGAGCACGCCAGCGACGTACAGACACAGTTGCTCATTGCACCACGGATCGACGTAGCGGTGTCCATATTTGTAATCGACAATGTCGATCACCTTGGACCCGTGGTCGCAGGCGGCAAGATCCGGCGTGCCTTCGCAGTCGGGATGCACGAGCATGTGCATCGTCAACTTGCGTTCGACCCATCGCGGAAACCCGGCCATGCTGGCGGCGGCGAGGAAATAGGCCCCGCATTCCGTCATCTCTTCGTCGATCGCCACGCCGTTAGGCGCAATGCTCCCGACGGGCAGGAATCGGCCTTGCGTCGCTTCGGTCGCCCAAAAGTGCGCCGCCGTCCCTAGCCGCGCCTCTTCGCCTTCGGTCTCGGGATAACGGGCCTGCATTGCAAGACTGCCCGGGCAGCGCGACCAAATCGCCGCGCCGCTTGGACGTAAAACCCCCGGCACACTCACGATCAGCCCGCCGCCAGCTTGGCGTCGACTTGCGCTTCGACGATCTCGAGAAGATCCGGGCGCTGGATAAGATCGCCAAGCATCTTGACGCCGACGGCCTCGCACATTCCGGCGATATCGACGACGGTAAGCTTCCCGGCGTTTTGGGCCGGCGTGATCTTACCCATCAGCCTTTGGAAGAGCTGAATCGGCGGAACGGCGGAAGAGATCGACGGGGCCGGGTCGGGGGCCGTGGCGACCGTAACCGGCGGCGCGGGGACGTCGACGGGCGGCGGCGGAATGTCGCCCTTGAGCTCTGCTGTCACGACTTGCACGAGCGCGTCGGCAACGCCCCGCTTTTTGCGCCACCGGCCGTCCGCCGTGAGCGACCCGCCGCCGTCGGCCGTCTTGGCGTGGATCCTGTCATCCCATGGCAGACCGTCCGCGTCGACCGGGCCGCCTTCCGCCTGCACCGGCTCGCAAGGCGGCGGGGGCGTCAAGGGGGCGGCCGGGCCAAAAGCGGCCGTTACGTCGTCGACGGGGGCCGTTCGGCCGGACATTCCGACTTGCGAAGGCGCCGTGACCTTTTCTTCCGTGTCGTCTTCCCAAGCTGCGTCATACGCCGCCAGCAACGCGCCGGGGCTCACCGTGTCCAGAAGCGCGATAAGCGCGACGGCCTCCCGAGGCGTGACCGTCGCCGTGTCGAATGTGATTTGCAAGGCCGTGGCCTCCTGTTTTGCATGTTGACGGCGGGAGCGTTACCGACCTATGACCGGGGCGTCAACATTTATTGCAGAGCCCGCCTTGGCAATCCTTCGGCCCTATCAGAACGACCTCGCCGCCGATGTTACGGCGCAATGGGCGGCCGGCGCGCGTAACGTCGTCATGAGGCTAGACACTGGCGGCGGCAAGACCGTTATCCTCGCGCACCTTATCGGGAACCATGCCGCCGCAGTCATCGCGCACCGGCAAGAGCTGGTCGGGCAGCTTTCCCTCGCGCTTGCCCGCAACGGCGTACGGCATGACATTATCGCCCCCGATGCGGTCCGGCGCGCCATCGCCCGGTCTCACATAGACGAGCTAGGCCGGAGCTATTACGCCCCGGGCGCGCCGTGTCGGGTCGCCGGCGTCGATACCCTGATTAACCGGCGTGACGAGCTCAAGGCTTGGGCGTCGACGGTCACGCGGGTTGTGGTCGACGAGGCGCACCACGTCATCGCGGGCAACAAATGGGGGACGGCTATGCTCCTGTTTACCAACCCGGCGTGTCGTGGCTTGTTCCCGACAGCCACGCCCCAACGTGCCGACGGCAAGGGGCTTGGCCGGCACGCGGACGGACTGGCGGACGCCATGGTGCAGGGCCCGCCTATGCGTTGGCTGATCGACAACGGCTATTTGACCGACTACCGCATGTTTTGCGTCGAATCCGATATGAAGCTTCTCGAGGACGATATAGGCGCAAGCGGCGACTGGTCGACCGCCAAGCTTCGGGCCGCCGCCCGGGGATCTCACATCGTCGGGGACGTGGTCGCCCGATATCTCGAGTTTGCGCCGGGTATGCTCGGCGTGACCTTTGCGCCCGACGTCGAAACGGCCGGCGAGATCCAAGCGCAGTATGTCGCCCGGGGCGTCCCGGCCGCGCTTCTCACCGGCAAGACAGACGGCGGCGTGCGGCGTCACACGATCAAGAGATTTGCCCGGCGCGAGATCCTGCAGCTTGTCGTCGTCGACATCATAAGCGAGGGCTTTGACCTTCCCGCGATCGAAGTCGCCAGCATGGCCCGGAAGACCGCCAGTCTCGCGACGTTCATGCAACAATTTGGCCGGGCGCTCCGGCCCTCGCCGGGCAAGGGCGCGGCCCGTATCATTGACCACGTGAGCAACTATCTTGACCTTGGGCCGCCCGATCGGCCCCGGGCTTGGACACTGGACCGCCGGGAGCGCCGCAGCGGCAAGAGCTCCGGAATCCCAATGCGGATCTGTCTCCCATGGGCAGAGCATCCCGGGTGCTATCAACCGTACGTCCGGACGCTCAAGGCGTGCCCCTATTGCTCCTGCCCGGCCCCGCCGCCCGTCGGCCGGTCCAGCCCGGAAATGGTCGACGGCGACCTTAGCGAGCTGGACCCGGAGACCTTGGCGCGGCTTCGCGGCGCGGTCGACGTCGTCAACCTACCGACCGAAGCGTACCGGGCGACACTGGCGGCAAAGCACATGCCGGAGATAGGACAGCTCGCCGAAGTCAAACGCCATCACGCCCGCCAGCTCGAGCAAGTGGCGCTCCGGAACGCCATGGACCTGTGGGCCGGCCAACGCCACGCGGCGGGCGCGTCGGACTCAGAAATACAACGGCTCTTCTGGTTCACTTTTGGTATCGACGTGCTCAGTGCGCTAGCCTTGGGCCCGACGGACGCAGCGGCGCTAAGGGGGCGCATTGAGGCATGACGGGCGTCCCGGTCCGCAACGGTGTGTTTTATCTAGGCGATTGTCTGGACGTCATGGCGACGTTACCGGCCGCCAGTGTCGATATGATCCTTTGCGATCTCCCTTACGGCACGACACAGAACAGATGGGACGTCGTCATTCCTTTCGAGCCGCTATGGCGCGAGTATTGGCGCGTTTGCCGTCCGGGAGCCGCAATAGTGCTTACGGCGGCGAGCCCGTTCGACGCGGCCCTTACTATGTCGCAGCCCGACGCCTTCCGGTATCGCTGGATTTGGGAGAAGACGGCCGCGACAGGGTTTCTCAACGCCAAGAAAGCCCCCTTACGCTGTCATGAGTCCGTGCTTGTGTTCTACGATGACGCGCCGGTTTACGTACCCCAAAAGACTGCCGGCGCTACAATAAAACGGGTCAAGGCGAGCACGGCGCACCACGGGCCAAACTACGGAAAGACGACAAATATCCGCAAACCCTATGAGTCGACGGAACGCTACCCTCGCGACGTCTTGCGCTTTGCCAAAGACAACCGGCTAGGCCGGCCGCACCCAACGCAGAAGCCCGTTGCGCTCTTTGAGTATCTGACGCGGACCTACACACACGAAGGAATGACCGTGCTTGATAATTGCGCCGGGTCCGGAACGACAGCTATCGCTTGCGAGAATGCGGGCCGTCGCTGGATTTGTATTGAGCGAGACGAAACGTATTTTGCGCAGGCCATAGGGAGGATTGTCGGCCATGAAAACTCGTAAAGATGCGCACCTATGGGAGCGGGATCCAGACGATTGGTACGTTGAGCCGGCGAAGAGCGTCCGCCAGCTTCTAACCGTCGAGCGCTTCGACGGCTGGACGCATGACCCATGTTGCGGGCGCGGGACGATTCCGGAAGTGCTGGCGGCGGCCGGCGTCACGGTCACGGGGTCGGACATAAAGGACCGTGGCGCGCCGTACTTTATGGGCGTGTCGGATTTCATCGCGACCGGGTGGCTTCCCGAAGGCGTGCAGCACGTTTGCATGAATCCGCCGTACTTCAAGGCGGCCGGGGCCGAAGCGTGCATTATGCAAGCTCTGGACCGCGCGCCGGGCAAGGTCGCGGCGTTTGTAAGCGCCAAGTTTTTATATGGCGGCGCGCGCTCCCGGCGGCTCTACAAAGCCCGGCCTCCGTCGCGCGTGTGGCTTCTCACCGATCGGCCGTCCTGCCCGCCCGGGGCGTGGCTGGCGGCCGGCAACGTGGCGGGCGGCGGCGAACAGGACTTTGCGTGGCTGGTATGGGATGCGCGACCCTTGCGGCATCCGACCGGGGCGCTCTCGTGGGTGGGGTGGTTATGAGTCGGGGCATGGGCAGGCATCACAGCCCCGTCAACGAAACGGAAGTGTGGCTTACGCCCCCGCATATACTGGCGGCGCTCGGGACGTTTGACCTAGACCCTTGCGCGTGCAGTCTCCCCCGGCCGCACACAATGGCGGCGCGCCGTCCGTTCTCGTGGCGTACGGGGAGACTGACGCCGCTATTCTTGAGCATTCCGGCATTGCCGGGCAGTATGCGGGGCTGAAATGAAACCGTCAGATAATAAATTCCATAAAGGGAACGGCGACGACGGCAAGCACTATTGGCTAACACCGCCGGACGTGTACGTGACGCTCCATACCGAATTCAACTTTACCTTCGACCCGTGTCCGTGGCCTAAGCCGGATGATTTTGACGGCCTTACTTGCGAATGGGGATCGTCTAGTTACGTCAACCCGCCGTTTGGTTCAATTATGCACGAAGGCAAAAAGAAAGGCGCAACAGCGTGGGTCCGCAAGGCGATTGAAGAGCACAAGAAAGGAAAGACTGTCGTTCTCGTGCATCCCGTCGACAAGTGGCTTTTAATGCTTGTCGAAGCCGGGGCGGAGATTCGCAATCTCGGTGACATTAAGTGGTGCGCAACGGAAGACTATTCCGCCGGAAAAGGTACGGGGCGGCATATTGCCTGTTTTGTCTTGCGGGGGGCCAATGACGAGTGAAGCCTATGCACAGTCTCAAGTGAGACTAGAAGCGCCGACTAAAGGCGTGACCCTCTGGCGGAACAATGTCGGCGTCCTTACCGACGTGTCAGGGCGGCCCGTGCGCTTTGGTCTCGCCAATGAGAGCCGCCAGATTAACGAAGCGCTCAAGTCGTCGGATCTCATAGGCTGGCGACCCGTGCTGATCACGCCTGCGCACGTCGGGCACACGATCGCCCAATTCGTGTCCCGGGAATGCAAGGCCCCCGGGTGGAAGTATGCGGGCACGGACCGGGAGCGCGCGCAAAAAGCTTGGCTGGATCTGGTCGCGGCGGCGGGGGGCGATTCTGCATTTGCCACCGGGCCCGGGACACTGTAGCTATGACCGCTACGTCATAAGTCGGGAGACATACGGAATGCCTTTTATTCTCACCGTGAGCCGGTACGGCAACGGCAATCCAGAGCATTGGAACGTGTACGAAGTGACGCGCAAGACCAAGGCGTTTTGGTTCGTCAATGGGTGGGGCGGCCGGGAGCGTCGCGTCGCCATTGGCGAAGTAAGCGCGGTTTGCGAGGACGAAGCCGAATGTGAAGCGTTGAGAGCTAAGGCCCTCGAGGCATGGCGGCGATATAACGACAAGATCAAACCCCTGTCCGACGCGATGCGCGACGCCCGCGAGCATATCCGGGGTTTTGAAAGTGCTCGCGATATAGAGATCGAAGCGATTCTTGCGGGTGGGGTGTCGTGAATCCCCGTACGCCCCGTTGGGATCGCATGAACGCAGAGCGTGACGCCAAAGTGCTTGCCGCCGCGTGCGACGTGGCGACCGAAAGCGGCCTGCAGGGGCTAACCCGGCGGGCCGTGGCGGAACGCGCCGGCGTGGCGCTTGGCTGCGTGAACCTATCGTATGGCGACCTTGCCGGCCTGCATCGCGCCGTCGTGCAGGAAGCGATCGCACGCCCCCTTCTAGGGGTGCTTGCGCAAGCGCTGGCGATGGGTGATCCTACCGCCCGCGACGCGCCCGACGCTCTCAAGTCCGCCGCACTCGCCACCGTACGATAAGAGGCGCTCGCCTATGGAAACCCTACCGGGGGCGCTCGCGGCGTTGGCGGCGAGTGCACAATTCGTCACGTGGTATGCCTACCCGTCCGCCACGCGGCCGGGCAAAACGGATAAGGTTCCGACCCTTTGGCATAGCGGCGCGCCCTGCAATGCGCATGACGCGGCCAACTGGACCGACGCGGCGACCGCCATCGCAACGCAGCATCTAGCCGATCGCGGCTATGGGTCGGGCGTTGGCTTTGTCTTTACGGACGCGGATCCATTCTTCTGCGCCGACGTCGACGGGGCGCACGACGGGTCCGCGTGGTCCCCCTTAGCGCTCGAGCTGGTCGCAAGGTTCCCGGGCGCGGCGGTCGAAGTCTCGCATTCCGGCCGTGGCCTGCACATTATCGGCCGGCTTACCGGGCCGGCCCCGCCGCACAGCACGAAAAACGTCGGGCTCAATATGGAGCTTTACACGGCGCGCCGCTTTATCGCCCTCACGGGGACGCACGCACACGGCGACGCCGGAACGGACTGTACGGCCGCCTTCCATGCCACCGCCGCCCAATACTTCCCGCCGACGGCCGGGCAGAATGTCACGGCTGGCGAGTGGACGACGGCCCCCGTCCCGGAATGGGGCGGACCCGAAGACGACGGCGAGCTGATCGCCCGTGCGCTTAGGGCTAGCGACCGAGGGACCAAGGCGCTTTTTGGGGGCGGGCTTACCTTCCGCCAGCTTTGGGAAGCCGACGTACCGCACGACGCCCGGAGCGAGTGCGACCAAGCCCTAGCCGGGCATCTGGCATTCTGGACGGGCAAGAATTGCGAGCGCATCGAACGGCTCATGAGAGCGTCGCCGGCGTACCGGGACAAATGGGATTCACCGGCCCATGCCAACTACCTTGCGACAACGATCCTCAAAGCCTGCAGCTACGTCGATAAGGTCGCCGTCGATCTCCGGGCGGCGCGTGCGGCCGACGGCGAGGATCCGGGCGACTTTGTCGACCCGCATCAGCAAGCGGCGTTTTTTGACGGCTGCACCTATATTTTGCAACAGCTCCAAATCTATGACGCCAAACGCAACCGGCTCATGAATCGCGAGGCGTTCGACGTGCTCTTCGGCGGGCGCGTGTTCGTGATCGACGCGGCCGGCGAGAAGATCACAGACAGCGCGTACAAGTGCTTGACACAGTCACGCGTCAACCGGCCCCGGATCGTCGACGATCTGTGCTTCCGGCCCGGGCTGGCGACTGGCGAGATCGTCCGGGAAGGGCCGTGGTCGGCGGTCAACACGTACGCCCCCTATGTCTGCGTCGCGACGCCCGGGGACGCCTCCCGTTGGCTGCAGCATATCGCCCGAATGCTTCCCGTCGCGGCCGATGCGCGAATCCTTATTGAGTATCTTGCGCGGGCCGTTCAATTCCCGGGCGTCAAAATCCCGTGGTGGCCCGTGCTGCAGGGCATGAAAGGCAACGGCAAGACTCTAATCGCCGTCGTTATGGAATATCTGTTTGGCGAGACTTACACGTATCGGCCCAATACCGCCGCCCTCGCGCGGGACGGCATGAAGTTTAACAAATGGCTGTCGCGCAAGCTTTGGGTCACGCTGGACGAAGTGACGTTGCATGACAAGCGGGGCTTTATGGAAGAGCTCAAACCCATAGTTACCGAATCCCGCGTGACCTATGAAGCAAAGGGCGTCGACCCGGTCATGGGCGACAATACCGCAAACGGGATTATCCTGACAAACCACAAGGACGGCTTGCCCCTTACCGACGGCGAGCGACGTTACGCGGTGTTTTACTGCGCACAGCAAAGCGAAGCCGACCTTATCCGGGACGGCATGACTCAACAGTATTTTGACGACTTCCTAGCGTGGCTGCAGGGCGGGGGCTTTGCGCATATCGCGCACTATCTGCAGACATACCCGCTCCCGGCCGTGCTCCCGAATCGCGCGCCGAAGACAAGCGCCACGGCCGAAGCCATTACGCAGGGACTAGGGACGGCGGAACAACTGGTACAGGACGCGATCGAAGAGGGGCGGCAAGGGTTCGCCGGGGGATGGGTCTCGAGCTACTATCTTGACCAACTGCTAGACGCCAAGCGGCTCAAGATACCGCTAAACAAGCGACGCAGCATGATGCAGGCGCTAGGCTACGATTGGCACCCGGGCCTACCGGACGGTCGGGCTCACGAGGCGGTCACGCCGGACAATCGTCGGACAAAGCTTTATGTCCGGCCCGGTCACTTATCGCTGCAGCTCACGGATCCGCTGGCGATCGGCCGGGCGTACAGCGCGGCTCAAACCGTGTCGGCCTTTGGCGGGGCGGGCTCGGTAATTAGTATCAATAATAACCGTTGACGGGGGCGTCATAAGCGCGTAATGTGTCCCTATAACCAAGGGAGACCACCGCATGACGAACCGTTACGAAGAGAAGCTACTTGCCCGGGCCGCACGGCTCGAGGCGCGCGCCGACAAGCTGGCGGCGGAAGGATACGCTCGGATTGACCGGGCCAAGGGCATCGCAAGCCATATCCCCTTCGGGCAGCCTATCCTTGTCGGGCATCATTCCGAAGGCCGGGCGCGCCGGGACGCAGAGCGAATCCATACCAACTTCGACAAGGGCTTTCAGGCGCTCGCCGCCAGCAAAGCGGTCGCGGCCAAGGCTGCAGCGGTCGGGACGGGCGGAATCAGCTCCGACGATCCGGACGCCCTCGTGAAGCTCCGGGCAGAGCTGGCGGCCGTCCAGAAGCGCCAAGAGCGCATGAAGGCGACCAACGTCACGATTCGCCAGAACAAGGCCGACCCGGTCCCGGCTCTGGTCGCCATGGGGTACAGCGAAGACAAGGCCCGGGCGCTGATCAAGCCGGACTTCTGCGGCCGGGTCGGATATCCCGACTACGCCCTGACGAACAACAGCGCCAACGGCCGGCGCATCGCAAAGCGGATTGCACAGCTTGAAGCGCGGGCCGGGCAAGTCGAGAGCGTGACGGTCACGGCGGGGGTCCGCGTCGTTGAGAACGTCGACGACAATCGCCTGCAGCTCTTCTTTCCGGACAAGCCGTCCGACGGTGTTCGCGCCGATCTCAAAGCCCGGGGCTTCCGCTGGTCGCCGACCGCCGGGGCATGGCAACGCCAGCTCAACAACGCCGCACGATATGCCGCCTCTTATATCCTCAAGACGCTTGACGCCCCCGAGAATTAAGCGTACAGATAACTCACAGACAGGGAGACAGCAAAATGATTTGGTTTCTGGTTTTATTCGTGGCGGCGGTCGCTTTCGCCGGCGCGGAAGTTGCTTGGCGCGGGAGGGCCTTCTAATGCGGGAAGAGCTGCAAGCCCTCGCACGGGATCTCGAGAAGTGCGACCTTGGCCTAGCGATGACCAAGGGCAAGCTGCGCAAGCGGTACGCCGCGCACCGGGCCGCGTGCATGGCCCGGATCAATGAGCTGGATCCGGTCACGCCGGGCAGCATGACGGACGAAGAGCTTTTGAGGGAGCTGCAGGCATGACCGAAGAGCAAATCCAGCACATCGCGCGCCGGCTGTCCGTCTCTCTAGGCTACAGCGTAGCGCACCTTGCGGACCGCATAAGCGCCGCCGTCCCGGACATGCCAGAGGATCCGGAGCTGCGGCAAACCCTGCAGGACGCCGCCAAGGCGCTGCAGGACGCCCGGGCGCGTATCGCAGAGCTTGAGGGGCGCCAATGAGCATATCCTTCGAGCTGCGCACCGTCACCGGCCGTGTCATTGAGACCACGGACCGGGCGGACCGGGCCAAAGAGCTGGCGGCATACCATGCGGCCCGTCTCACCGGCCCCGTGACGGTCTACAGGGTCACGGTTAAAGCCGTTGCCATTGACTGTGTCTCTCAAACTGTCGGGACGCCGTCATGAGCGGGCCCGTCGTAACGTATGAGCTCTGCGACGCCGACGGTCGCGTTTTGGCGGTTCGGGGGTTTGGCATCGCCGTCGATCTCGCAAAGGCGATCGCCAACAAAACCGGCGAGAGCGTGACCGTATGGCACGGGCGCGTCGTGGCGGTCATGGTTCCGGACCGCCTGTCCTAGCCCGGCCGCTTGCGGGGCACGCCATACGCATTAAGACACGTCAGACACCCCCCATGGCGCACGCTATGGGGGGTTTTGCCATGGTCCGGACAGATACCCTCAAAAGCCGTTAAACCCGCCCTACGGGCCGTTGCACGCGGATTGTCGGCCTGTTGAAGCGAGCCCCCGGGTCCGCCCATGACGCGCGGCCGGCCTGCAGCGCTAAAGCACGTGAGGCAAAGCCCCCGGAGCACGCCGAAATCGGTCGGCCCATGGACTGCGCAGAATCCCGCATAGGACGTCAAGCCCGCCCGGCGCGCCACGGCCCGGGCGTTCGTCGGATCTATCGGCGGTCCGCCCTTCCATGACTGGCGGGGCCGGCCGGCCGTCGTAAAGCACGTCAAGCATTTCCCGTAAGTGACAGAATGCGGCGTGACGATATGCGTCGGGCAGTAATCCAGATAGGTCGGCAAATTAGCGGCCCGGGCCCGTTGGCGGTCGGCGTTAATTGCTGGACGGCCGGGAATTACCGGGTCGCAAATTAAGCATTTCCCCGTCTTGGTCCGGAAACGCGTAACGCCATGCTCGGGACACTCAAAAATAAATTGCCGCAATTTGCCGTGACGGCTCATTGCGCGGATTTTAGCGAAAGAGAGCCCTAGCGAGCCTAAATGCTCGATTCTCTCTTCATAATCGCGGGTTCTGGAAATTGGGATTCTCCTGTCTTTTCAATGGTCGCGGGACTTCCCGCATGAAATCCACTCTTAGCCGATTAGGACAGATATATATCACTTAGATTAGGCATACAATGCACGCATGTTGCGTGCATACACGGTATGTGCATCATTAACTTATATATCTGTCAAAATTCCCTATAGAAGTAAAAAGTGCTGGAAGTGCTGGAAGAGGGGCTAAAAACCCTTGCGTTTCAATGCGTTGCGCGTTCCGGGACGTTCTGGAAGGTTCTGGAAGTGCTGGAAATGGCGTGACCCTATTGCCGTGACGGGCCGGGCGGGGCATTTAGTGACCCATGGCGCTAACCGATAAACAGGAAGCCTTCGCGGTCCATTACGCCCGGTACAATAACGGGGCGGCGGCCTATATGGCGGCCTATAACGCCAAGGATTCCCTGCCCTCGTCGATCGCCGTCGAAGCCAGCAAATTAAAGGCGCATCCTAAAATCGCCCAAAGGGTCGCAGAATTACGGGAAGCGGCGACCGCGACCGCCGACGTGACCCTCGAGCTCAAACAAATCTTCGCCAAGCTATGCCTGCAAGTCGTCACGGATCCGCGCGAGCTCATGACGATCCGGACCGGGAATTGTCGTTGCTGCAATGGCGAAGGGTTTGCGTATCGTTGGCGCGACGGGAAGGAATATTCCAAGGCGCTAGCGGATTGGCAGCGGCTTGCCGAAAAGGGCGTCGTTGAGGAAATGCCCGGCTGCGAAGGGGGCTTTGGGTGGCGGCCGTTCCATGCCCCGAATCCGGAATGCCCGGAGTGCGGCGGCGGGGGATTGGCGCACGCGAGCCTTAAGCCGTCCGACGAATACAGCCCGGGCGCGGCGGCCCTGTACGAAGGCGTCAAGCAAACGTCGCACGGAATCGAGATCAAGACAGCGGACCGGCAAAAGGCCATGGAAATGCTGGTCCGAATGCTAGGCGGCTTCGACGACCGGCTCGAGCTCAAGGGCCAACTGGCGGCGACGATCAAGGCGGCGGTCGCGGTCGCCAGTGATCAACACACGGCCGCCAGCATGTACGCCCAAATGCTCAAGGGCAGTTGACGCCCGCGTCATAACCGGCTAGCCGTGGCGTACAGCAATGGGAGACTGCAGCATGGTTTACGTTCCGCCCCATGGCCTTACCGCATGGTGGGTCCGTTGGTATCGGGTGTTCAAATAACCGGGGGGCTCTCGCCATGGCAGCGGGCCGCCCTTCGTCGCCTGTCGCTTGGCCCGGCCGTGGCGTCCGCCAAGCACCCCCAATTTGCCGCGCTCGAGCGGCGTTGCATGGCGCGCGGCGAGATCGTCGAAGACAGCGCCGGCGCGTGGAAATACTGGACGATTACGCACGCCGGCCGCCAAGCCCTGCAGGCCGGCCAATGAGCGGCAAGAGCTACAAGCCTTGGGGGATGCGCCAAGACCAACGGCGCGCCTATCTAGCGCCCCCTACGCCCCCGCCAATGTGCCCTCGATGCGCGACGCCCGCCATGGGCAAGCCGGGCGGCTGGTGGTGCGGCGAGTGCAGCGCGCCCGTCACAGCCCCCCGGCTATGAGGACGCCCGCCGTCACCGACTCGCCGCTTGACCGGATCCGGCGGCGTTATGAGCTCACCCCGGCCCCGGCCGCCCTCCTGCTGGCGTTGTTCTGCGTCCGGGGCGGCCAACCCGTCCGGCGCGAGACGCTGGCGGGCAAGGTCGGCCGATCGCATCGCCGCGAGAATATCGGGCCGCATCTCGTGGTCCTGCGCAAACGGGTAAGCCGGGAAGGCATCGTGACGACGGCGACGGGGAACGTCACGCTCGCGCCGGCGTTACGGGATGAATTGCGCGCCCTGCTGTCTTAGGGCATCTTGCCGCGACTCAGGAGAGCGCGCGTGGCAAACGGTATCTTGCAACCCCCCGAATTGCGCGGCGTCGGATCTCGCCGGCACGTCCTGCCCGGGATCATTCGGACATTCACCGGCACGACCGCCGCGACCGCCGCGATCGACGCGGCCGAAGTGCTGCTATTCGCAACGCAAGACTGCTGGATCTATCCGGCGCAGGCGAGCACGGCCGCCGTCGTCGGGACGTCAATCCCTATCCCGGCCGGCGTCCCGTTCTATATCCAGATTACCCCGGGCGATATCATCAACGTCATTCGCGACTCGGCGGACGGTACGTTGACCATTATCGCAACGGCCCCCTAGTGCTGATCTCCCCCGGCCTCATGGGGTGGAGCATCGGCCGGCCCCTAGCTTTGTTCGGAGCTGCATCAATGGTTCGGTCTCAAGTTTTCACCGCGTCCGGAACGTGGGTGGTCCCGGCGGGCGTCAACACGATCAGCGCGCTGCTGGTCGGCGGCGGGTCGGGCGGCGGGGGCGGCCATGCCACGGGCGGCGCTGGCGGCGGCGCGGCGGGCGCGACGACGGTCATGCTAGACGGAATCCCCGTTACGCCCGGCTCAACCCTCACCGTGACTGTCGGCGCACTAGGCGCGGGCGGCGCGATCGAAACCATTGGCACGGCGGGCACGAATTCCACAATAACCGGCGCGCTCATAAACGTCCCGGTCGCGGCCGCAGGAGCTCCCGGCGGGGCAGGCGCGGCGGTCAATGGCGGCTCTGGCGGGGCTTCCGTGGCAACCCCGGGCAACGCCTTCGACGCCGCATCGGGCCCGGCAGGCGGCGCGGCCAGCGGGACCAAAGGCGGCGTCTATACCGCGTTCGGCGGCGTTTACGTTGCGGGGGCGTCGGGCGGCGCAGGGGCCGGGACCGGCAGCGGCGGCGGGGGCTTTGGCCGTAACGTCACCGGGTCGGGCAGCACGCCAGGCGGCTCGAATATCGGCGGGGGCGGCGGGGGCGGGTC